GGTGAGAAATTCACCAGACGTTCCGCTGTCTAAAGCTTTCCCTAAATTTGCGAATTTTCTACTTAAACCCATTTTTTATTTCCTTTATGCCGCGGCGCCTGATGCACCAACATTATTATAATTTTGAGCTGTTAGATCTCCAAAGTCTTGTGAATTGCCTTCAGTTGCAATTGTAACGTATTGAATTGCATCTTCATTACCGCCTAAATTATTACCACCTTGCATAATAGCTGTTGTTCCATCACTAGCGTTTGCTTGCCCTAAAACAGCTACTGAAAGATCTCCGAAATCAGTTGCATTACCTGTCGTATCAATTGTTATTAAATCAATTGTATTTTCCATACCGTTTGTGTAACCACCTGCTAATAACATCCTAGTTGCAGAACTCATATCTCCTCCGCGAGAACCAGAGTTTATTTGAGCATCTCCAAAATCAGATGCGTTGCCTGGCGTAGCTGAAGCAACATAATCTAAATCCTGTCCTCTTTGGAATATAGTTCTAGTTGAGTTTCCGCCGGCTGATCCATAGTTGCCCGTTCCTACCAAGTCACCAAAGTCCTGAGCGTTTCCAGCTGAAGCTACTGTAATGTAATCTATTGTATTAGTAGAACCAGGAGGACTTAAAATACCACCACCAGTAGGCACGCCGGGATATCCTTGAACAACTAAATTTGCATACTGACCATCACCTGCGCTAGGACTAGTAGACGTACCGATCAACAACCGCCCTGAGCTGTCGATAGTCATATAAGTATGGCTATCGTTATCTGCTCCACGAATACCTTTGAACTGGAACTGACCGTAATCAGTTGCGCTTGAACCGCTGGTATCAACAGACTTTAGAACTGTAGTTGACGCATTCCTGAATTCATATTCACCACCACTTGTGATGCGCATCCGCTCGGTATTACTAGTTCCAAGAATTACTGGGTGAGCACCTCTGGCAACTCCTGCATAGACAGTGTTATCAGCTGCTTGCCCAAATAGTGCACTTCCGCTTCCAATAGTATTTCCGTTGCCCGCAAGCTCTAAAAGAGCATTTTGGCCGCTTCCGTTTGTAACATGAACATCACCACCGGAACCATTGCTTGCAATATGTAATTTTGTAGAGGGCGACGTGGTGCCGATGCCGACGTTACCAGAGCTGTCGATACGGAATACCTCGTTACCATTCGCTCCACCATCATTAACAATAACAAAGTCAGCTTGGTTTGCAGTCCCCGTATATTTGAAGCCAATCGCGTTGTCTCCGCTGGCAGTTCTAAAAGCTAAAGAAGCAAAAGAGTTGGTGGTAGTTGAATCGTTGTGAATACGCGCAACTGCGTTATATATTAAATTGCCTGCCGTATAAGTGGTATTATCTGTTGCCTTTACATCCAAAAAATGCGAAGGCGACGTGGTGCCGATGCCGACGCGACCATTACTCGCGACACGCATTTTTTCAGTTAAAGCTGATCCATTTACGCGAGTAGAAAATCTTATAGCGCCTGCATAATCTCCACTTGAACTGTTTTCCTTAAATCCTTGAACCTGAGAAAAAGTAACAAGTGTATTGACACCATCGTTGCCCTGGAACGCTACGCCGCCGCCTACGTCAGCAGCCGCCGAGCTAGTATCAGCAAGACTTAAAACAGCATAAGAGCCCGTACCTGTTGAAACATTAGTAGCAGCACCGGCAATTGTTGCAGGCACATTGTAGTTACTTGACGTCCCCACCAACAACCGCCCATCATCATCGACGCGCAAATATTCTGTGCTACTTGCATTGCCAACAATTAAAGGAGAGCTATAACCAGCAGCGCCTCCAAATACCTTTAAGCCTGTTTCGTTGTATGCAGCAGCGATATGAAGCTTGGCAGATACTGATGTGACGCCGATGCCGACGTTTCCACTTGAATCTATGCGTAGGCGCTCGTTGCCCGAACCATAAAAAGTAAAGAATTCACTTCCGCCTCCATAGTTCTGGAAGCGCATCTCTTTAGTATTCTGGTTATACTTTATGATTCCATTATTGCTGGTAGCATTTTCTGCACTGGCAAAAAAGATGTTTGCTTCACTGGTTGTCCCAGTTTTAATCGTTACCCCTGCACCTCCACTACTTGCGATCACTAAATTGTTGCCGCCAGTGGCATAACTTCCAGGAGACGATGTGCCCACGCCCAAGCGACCACTTGAATCTATGCGTAGGCGCTCGGTTGGTACATAACTATTACTTGAAGAGCCACCAGTTCCAAAAGTTAAAGAACTATCTGATGTTTTGATGTTGACCATATGGGCGACATTGCTGCCGTCACGACCCAACATGCTGTATTGACACGTTGTGCTGACTCCAGAGCTTTGCAGTCGCACCTCAGGATTGGCATCAAAAACGTGAACTTTCGACCCAGGCGCCGTGGTGCCGATGCCGACGTTTCCACCGAACGGATTTATTGCAAGAGGTCCAGCCGTAGCGGAGCTGTTTACATTTTGGAGCGATACAAGCCCACTTGGTCCGCCAGCAATCGCCAGACTCTTCGTTTCAGAACTACTGCTTGTTTGTACTCTGAAAGCTCCATAAGTCAGAAAGTTGTTAATACTATTAGGCTCTACAACGTTTGAACCCTTGGTTTCAAATCTGACTCCTGGACTTGCAACATTAACGCCGACATTTCCACTGCTATCAACCGTAATCCGCTGCGTACCACCAGTCGTTACCGCAACAGAATCCGCTCCAGGGCGAAAAATACCAGTATTCGTATCACCACTAAATGCAATGCCAGGTGCAGACGCACTGCCACTGACAAACTGCAACACGCCTGTCATCGTGTCGCCAGTGTGATTTACAAATTCACCGGCTTGACTGCGCCATGCAGAGCCGTCGTAAATTTTCAGGTCATAGGCTCCACCAGTGGTATCCAACCACTGTTCGCCTTTTTCATTACCCTGCTGACCAGAAACAGTACCTGTGCCAGTACCTGCACCAGTAGCAGTAAAGACAACACCAACCGTATTTGCACTTGCGCCAACAGCAGTAAAGTCAGTATTGCCAACGGTCAAGATCTGATAAACCGTTCCGCTAACCAACGCATCTGCAGCAGTGGTTGCAGGTGACGAGTTTGGAGCTGATGTCCCTATATGAACTGGACCAACCTTGACCAAGTCACCGTTGCTGTCTTTGAAGAACAGACCGGGAGACGCTTGATTGGTATTGATGGCAATCTGACCTGCGCTAAGCACAGTCGGGATCGGACGCTTGTGTGCTGAGCTGCTACGCAGGTTTTGAATTGCCATCCTTAACGCTCTCGAAAGAGCCGGAAATTACTCCGCCATCCTACGAAACTTAGAAGCTGCCGTCATCTAGCTGCGAGGTCAAGGCAACGGTGCCGGTCGAATTAGGCAGCGTGATCACTTGGTCCTGTGTTGGATCTGCGATCGCCAAGGTTGTTTCAAAAGCATCGTCGGTTGGACCTTCAAACACCAATGAACCTGTGTTGCCCACCAGCACCTGACCTGTAAATGTGCCACCAGCCTTTGGAATCGCCAGTGCTGCCAAGTCATAGGCCGTCTTGACACCATTCGGTGTTGCAGCAGTCGCGGTGCTTGATGATGCAACGCCATCAGTCAGTTGCAGAACACCAACAGCACTTGTTGAGCCAGTGCTTACGGTCAGTGCAGGAGTTGTCGTCCCATTAGTGACGCCGAGCGGAGCGGTAACCGTGACGTTGGTGACCGTACCAACCTTGTTTTCAATCCACTCAAGGCCAGTGGTCTCACTGCTATTAGCACTAAGAATGAAGCCATTTGTGCCAACACCTAGCTTGGTCAGCGTCGTCGCTGCACTAGCGGCAATCAGATCACCCTTTGTATAAGCAGCAATATTAGTGCCGCCATGATCAACATCAAGAACACCACTAGTAATGTTTTCAGCGTTGCGGCATTCGCTACTTACTTCTTCAAGCGCTGCTTGAACAGTGGTTGCGCCAATGTCTCCAGCGGGGCTAAATGCAACGTTGTTTGCTGTTTGCGCGGTGTATGTACTGCTAACGTCAATTTCCAGCCAGCTGTCGCCAGTAGAAAGCAACAAATCAGGCGGAGCAAGTGTGACAGCAGGAGCAGGAGCTGTGCCAGTGCCGCCAATAGAAACAACTAAGTAATAGTTGCTGTTGTCTGACGTTGGAGATGGCAATGCGTTGCCAACTGCCAAGCCAATGGCAGTACCATCATTCGTGACCGATGCAATTTGATTGGTAGTTGCATTGTAAGTTCCAGCAAGAATAATTGCACCAGCTGAAATGCCAATAGACTGCCAAACATTGCCATCCCAGAGGAAAAAATTCTTATCTAATGGATTAAAATGCAGCTGTCCCGTAAATGCAGCAACCGGAAGAGTTTCGCCAATAGATGCCGTCGACTTGTTGGCAAGTTTTGCCGCTGTAATTGCAGCGTCAGCGATGCGAGCTGTCGGCAGCTCGCCGCTTGTGATTTTTGCTGCCGCAAGGTCAGGAATGTCGCTGGCGACTAAGTCAACTGCTCCGGTGACATGACCTTGAGCATCAAACGTGATGCCGCTTTTTGTTGCTCCAGTGACGCTATTGGTATGGTTCAGCGTGCCACTGGCGACTGACAATCCAGTGCCAGGTTGAATAATGCCTTTTGCACTACTAGTTGCATCAGGCAAGTCGGCCGGAACAAGCGTGCGGAATGTAGGCGCAGCGTCAGAGCCAGTCGTCGGACCAGCAAAAACTGAATTTGCAACCTGCGTATCAAGCGTAAGAGTAATGTTTGCCGTAAATTCGTCAGGGTTGTTGACGACAATGGAAAGTGGCGTTGACTCAGTAACAGTGACTGTTTGAATGCCAGCTTCTTGACTCCAAGCGCTACCACTCCAACGGTACGCAATACTAGTTGAAGTGTTGTACCAAGCCTGCCCAGTAAAAGCACCAGTGCCGGACGGAGTAGAAGAACTGACGATGCAAGTCGACTGATCCCCAAGCTTGTTCTCGTCAACAGCAGAATCATTGATTTTTGCAGTAGTAACTGCGCTTGCTTGGATATTCGCTGCAGCAACAGTATTAGCCGTCAGTGTTGTTGCAAAAGAACCGGTGCCTGCGCCGGTAACTGCACCAGTTAAAGTTATTGTTTGGTCGCCTGTATTGGTGCCTGAACTAGTTCCAGAAAACGTTGATCCATTAGTCCAAGTGCCCGTGACAGTTGCAAGATCCCCAAGGCCAAGAGTTGAACGCTGAGCTGCAGCGTTGGCATCATCTAACAGTGCCCGGCCGGCAGCTGTACAGCTGATTTGTTCAATCGTGCCGCCACCAGAAGTGCTGCGACCAAGAATTACATTGGAAGTTGTCGTGTCTTGCAACTTGTCATAAGTGACAGCATCGCTTGCAATATTTGCCGTGCCAACAACTCCGCTGGCAAGAGTTGTTGCAAAACTGCTCGTGCCAGTGCCAGTAACAGCACCAGTTAACGTGATCGTTTGATCGCCAGTGTTAGTTCCGCTTGATGTGCCGGAATGAGTACCACTAAAGGTCCCGCTTTGCGTGGCAAGTGTTCCGAGCCCAAGAGTAGTTCGTTGCGCCGCTGCATCGGCATCGTCTAAAAGTGCCCGACCAGCAGCTGTCAGTGAATAAGCCGCATAAGTGTCCGATCCAGTCAGGTAAATACTTTGGTTGGCTGCGGTTGTTAGCCCAGCAATACTGTTGAGGCCAGCGTCATACGCCTGGACATTTGATCCAATCGCAACCCCTAAATTCGTTCGCGCCCCAGCTGCCGTACTACTGCCCGTGCCGCCATCGGCAACAGCCAAATCAGTAATCCCAGTGACTGTGCCGCCAGTGATCGTGGCGCTACTAGAGCTGAGATTTGCAGTAACAGTACCAAAAGTGACGCTGTCGTTCGTGTCGATACCAAGCGTCGTCCGCTGAGCTGCGGCAGTTGCATCATCTAAAAGCGCTCTGCCTGCTGCTGTACAAACAATCTCTTCAACAATCCCTGCGTTGGCGCTGCTGCGACCGAGCAATCGGTCAGTCGCCGTTACGTTCTGAATTTTTGCGTAAGTGACACCATCGTCCGCTAATGCGGTGGTGCCAATTTTTGTAGTACTACTCTGATCAAGCTTGTTTAGGTCGATCGAGCTGGCATCAACCAGATCCAGCCCAGCGTCAACTAAATTTTTGGCGGTGACCTTCTTGGTTTCAGAGCCACTGACATCAGCAATAGGGAGAACGTCGTTTTGAGCGACGCCAGCCTTGGACAACTCAGTGAGTTGCGTAATCCTTTGATCAGCCAAGGCTCTACTCCATTGACAGGAACACTTGGACCCAGTTTAGTCCGTGACTTCCTGCAGGAGGAAGTCCAAGCCTTGCTCGACTCTAATACGGTCATCATCCTCTTTCAGGATGTACTCGGAAGGCTTGCCGATGATCAGCTTGATTTCTTCTGTCGTCACAAAATCAATCGTGCATGAAACGAGCCCACCTGCCTCTACGCTAATGCCTGTACTGGTGGTGACAGCAGTTGTTTGATAAAAAATGTTTGGAACCGTGGGCACAACTTCTTTGTCTGTCAAGTACAAAGCGATGTCAAAAGCACAGCCGAGGTCAAGGCGCTGAATGATTTGCAGCATAATCATCGGAGCTTCTTCTGAGCTGCCGGTGGTGTAATCAAAAGCGCACTCAATTCGGCCACTGCCGCTAATTAGTCCTGCACTGTGCTGCTGCTTGTACTTGTCAGAAAGCGTTGTGAGGTCAACGCTTTCACGAGATGTATTAAACTCGTATCTAGTGACGTTGCCAAGAATATTAAAGCGAGTATCTCTAACTGACAGGGTGGCCTCGATCGGATCTCCAGTGAAAGATTGCAAGTCAATCTCATTGGACCTGGTGTTATTGATTGAGTCCTCAAAAGTAGGAAAAAGCCTCAAGCCGCCTGCAGCATTGACGTTTACGAATGCGCTAAATGTGTTTTCAATAACCGCCGTGCTCCAGTTTGATGCCGGGATAAAAGCCAGCCCACGACTGTCTTCTGTCGTGATGTCAATGCGATCTCCGGTAAACAAGTTGTCAACAGAGCTGTCGACTCCAAATCGCTCTAAGTTCGTATTAATGTCGTCCGGGCCTATTGAGGCTTCAATGCTTCCAATGAAAACATCAGTGCCTCGACGAAGCCGAACGTTGCCGTGTTTGCCGAGGTAAAATGCCATCAGCTAATTACTTCAGTAAAGTCTCCGTCAACAGTGAAATTGATTGGCACAACGCTTAATTCACCAGTGCTTACAGACACACTTGCAGAAGTAATATAAGCGTCAAATTTAATGTCATCCGTGCTGCCCGCTCCAACGTTCAACTCAAGCGACACTTTTTCACTTGTTGTAATTGAACCAGTCTTCATGATTTTGGAAAGCAGATCTGTGAACTGCGTCAATGATGCGCTTTCTCCGGCCTCTAGCTTGTAATACATCAGCGTGGCACTGCCCGTTGCACCCTTCACCCCAGGCACGAAGGTATTAATAGCACTGTCAATGGTGTTGGTGCTGAGTAATTCTACTGTCGTCTCTAGGGACCAGTCGCGGATTTTCGCTACAGGCTTGCCGCCGAATACGAGAGAGCCGGTGCGGCCTGTAAAAAAGCCCATTGACTTGGCCAGAACATTGCTTTCATATTAACTCACATCAAAATTGCTGCTGCGGAAGTCCGCTATACGAGCCCTCGTTTGACCTCCCTCTTCAAAGCACGGATATTCAACCGCCTTGACGCTGATCTCGCCGTCTTCCTCAATCGCCACTTCAGAAACGCGATAGACACGCTGATTTGGCTTGCTTGCTCCCATCACGAACATACGACCAATATTCTTGGCGTCGACTCCAACAGCAACATCGTCATCAACTTGGTGCGAACTTGAATTGACGTCTCCAGTGGTTGGGTCATAGAACAGGAACGAGTAAGTGCCAGGTGCAATCTTGTCTTGAATTGGAACATTCAACACTCCACCCTCCATGACAATGCCTGTTGAATACCTATCCCACTCCTTCATCCCAATGTCTACATAGATAAAAGCGCCGGGTTCAATAGCAGCCTCGGACGGGAATGTTTTAAATTCAATCGCCTTCTCTACCAAATTGCGCTGGTTTACAAGGAGCTTGCCAAACAAAATCGCTTGTTCCCTTTGAGTAACAAATTGACTTGCGTCAAAAGTTTGCCTGATGGCTAGTCCATCGTCTTTGAGATCCTTGCGTTTGACCTCTACGCTTTTGTTTGTACTAAAAACTTCGTCCTTGCTTTGATCCCTGTAGAGAACAGACGCAATCAAGTCTTGAGTTGATGAGCCATAGTCGAGAAACTCCTCCTTGTAAGACCCCTCAAGAATATTGCCAGTTGTGAATAACGCTGAAATTTCTATTGGCACAGGCAATCCGTTTGATTCTGCCGCAGCTCCTGAATTGTTGACAGGGATAGCCGGGACCAGGGTGTCAGCACCATTCTTGCGAGCCAGTTCAAGCAAGCTAAATGGTGCGTTCTCTGCCCAAAAAGACCGCCAAGAGCTGGCATCAGCGATGACGCCATCCATACACAACCTGATCGAACCACCGCCTTCTTGGACGGGCAAATTGTTGTTTTTGCAGAAACTTTTTGCAAGTTTTAAGCTTTCTTGGTCTAGAGACAAAGAGTCGGTGTATTTACCAACGCCATGCACCTCGTCCAAAACTGTATCAACAAAAATATCAGGAGCGAAGCAAGTCGAATCATTGGCTGGAGCCGTAAGATCGCCCACCTTGTAAGACTTTTTACCTTGCGTGACGAAAGCAGTAATGTTGCGCAAATCTTGTATGCCTCGTCCAGCGCTAACAGCTATTGACAGCATCGAAAGGTTTGAATACTTGTTTTCGTACAAATCATTGGCTTCTTCCTCTTGCTGCTCGGTAACAGCAGTAATGCTTAGTTCAGGCCCGGACTCATGGCTGAACTGCACTTGAGTGTCTGTATTGACACTGAACATGTCCCATTCGTTTGTGTATCGCGGACCACGCTCCTCCAGATTTGGAAAGCCCCATTCATTTATTGACAACACATTGCGACCATGCCAAGAGAATGCAAACCCGTCTCCATCATTGAGTCCGCGAGAGTAGTCAGCGACCTTGTCAGAATTTTCAATAAAGCCAAAACGCTTCTGTCCATTAGTCTCCGTCTCAGCCTTTGCGTCATATACAGGATCAAACTTGAAAGAGTATTTCTTTTTTTCCTGTGACCTGAAGTTCAGCTGGTTGTAAAAATCACTTTCTGCGCCATGGCGAATTGCAAAAATTACTGGTAGAACTTCGTAGCTGGCGTCAGCATCGCTTTTGTAAGATACGCGGAAAAATGCCATTCGTCCTTTCACCCCGTTATCGCCATCCTTGTATCCCTCAGGTGCTTTCTTCTCAGCGTATTTCTTTTGTCTGCCACTTACTCTCCTGAACAGTCTTGACTTGATTGAGAAACGCACGGCATTGCACTCGCTTACGGTTTCGTACGACGCAGACTCGCACTTCACCAAACACTTGGTAAAAAAGTTGTTGTCGAGCTGCTTTACATACTCATCGTCAAAGTTCTCTAATATATTGCGAACTTTTTGCAGGGCCTCGCGCTTTTGTTTTTTTAACGCTTCAAATGCTTGTCTTACTGCCTTAGTGCCGACCCTGTCAGTAACGCGCCCCTCTGACGGCAACTGCTTAAGCCTGCGCTCCATTGCTCTAAGGCCACCGCTACCGTAATAATTACCGCTTAGTCCTGTAAAAGGAGTCCTGCTTTTGCTTCTCAACTCCTTAACATACTTTTTCCTCGCACGATCGATAAGAGTGTTGCGACGTTTTTCTCGCCGCGCTCGCAACCTATCCAGCTTGTCCTCATAATCCCTTACTTCTTTAAATCCTGCGCTGGTCGACCTGCTTAATACATTTCTCTGAGATTTTGTTCCGCCTTCGTTGTCCTTGAAAGCTTCGTCTTTAAGGATGTTTGCCGGAGTCTTCTTGTCGAGGTTAGGCTTGCGATCTTCTTTGATTTTCTGGATTTTCTCGTTGATAAAGCCAATATTTCTCTTCAAACGAGTGGTGTCTGCGTCTGCCTCAAGAGCGGCATCAATATCTTTTTCAAGCTGTCCTTGCTCATCAAATTCACCATTCAATATATCGTCAATCTCTTCCTTGGCTAGCGTGATGTCATCTTCTATCTCGTCAATCAATTTTTGTACGTCAAGCGTTGGCTTTTCCGACAGGAATTCAGCCATAAGATCCTTCGTATGCTCAATGGACCCTGCACGCGAGAAACTATAAGTTTTCTTTTTGTCGATTTCATTGGTCCACTCAACCGTCTCTGTAGTGTCAAACCTGTAAGAAAGCGACGCTGCATTGATACGCAGGCTTTCTTGTATTGTCTCTCCGTCTGGATCACCGTCATTGCTCAGAATGCGTTCAGCCTCTTCGAGATCTTTACGCAAATCCTCGTCTTGGGTGATTGGGCGCTTAACTCCATAATCAGCGGTTGGCCGATGGCCGGGCTCTATGCATTCAAATCTTGCGGTCACATCACCGTCGTCAACATCTTGCCCTGAGTTTTCTGGAAAACTAATTAGTTGGAACTTTGCAGCCCCCAACATGTAGGTAGCCCCATAGGTAAGCGCTTCTGCTGTTTGTCTGCGGATGTCTTTCGCAATGCCACGGGCATCGCTGTCTCCATCCTTGTTACCACTGCTTTCAAACTTAATATCAATTGTCTGCCCTACCTTGTATTCCTGGTCGCGGCCTGCGTCCCAGCCATTCGCCGTTATCTTGATGTTAATGGGAGCATCGCGTTTTTTCCCTTTGCTGTTGCGTGTTAAAACATCAACATTGACAGGGATAGGGTCATAAACGCCGAGAGAAGTGGATGTTGTTGGGCTGTACGCCTGGCTAAATCCGTTTGCGTCTCTACCTCTGACCCTGCAAACAAAAGTAGAATTAGAGTCGTTATCTCTATGCAATTCTTCTGGAAACAACTTGAGATTTCCAAATTTGTTATCACCAAATACAAGAGGCCCAGGGTCGCCTGTACCGTTTTTGTAAAAAATCCATACCAATCCTGGATTTAAGGTTGAAAGCGCGAGCTGCCCGAACGCCGTCTTATCTAGATCAATTCTTTTTATTGCTGATGCGCCAAGCACCATTTGCAGCTGCATAAATTGCCGACTGCCTAAGTTTTCTATAGAGGACCAGACTAAAGCACCTGCAACTCGCACCCCGCCATTGGGATTGAAATCATCCCTGTCTCGGCCTTCTTTGTCGTCAGCGCGGGTGTAAACAAGATTTACAGGATCCCCGTACCTCGCAAGCTCTTGAGCTGAATTGAAGCCAAAAGAAGGCGCGAAGCGCTGCTGGCGCTGACGACGACGCTCTCCACCAAGGTCTGGAACCTCTGGCCTAAAAAGAAAAGCCGCCGCAACCTGAAACAGGGTGCCAATTATTGTCAGCGCAATCCCAACAGTGAGACCGCCATCTGCATTGCGCACATCTAATGCAGTACCAACCTTTGGATCCTTGTACTCCTGCTGAATCGCAACAAAAGCTAAATACTCTTCTTTGGTGATACCCAGCGCCTCGATCAGCTGGTGCTCGTAGGGGAGAAGCTTACGCATCAGTCGATCCAGAAGAAGTAAGCCGGAACTCGCGACACAGGGGCGCGAACAACCCGCTTTCCTGGTGCAATAAAAACAATGCTTCCCGTGACAACGCTACCCAGTGCTGGATTGGTTGGATCGGCAAGCAAGGCTATTGCGCCATGTTCTGGCAGTTTAAGACGCTTGCCCTCTTGTAGTAACCATCGTGCAAGACGCACTGGCCGCAAAGTCTGAGCTGTATATGACTCGTAAGTCCAAGCAAACCTAGAGG